ATAGACCAATACCAGAACTGGGAACCGGACTCCATCATTATTGAGAAGAAGGCTTCTGGGGCGCCCTTGATTTATGAGATGCGGGCGATGGGAATCCCGGTCCAAGAGTTCACCCCCTCCCGAGGTAACGATAAAATAAGCCGTTTGAACGCGGTCTCTGATCTTTTTGCTTCGAGTAGAGTATGGGCACCGAACACCCACTGGGCGGAGGAAGTAATCGAAGAGGTTGCATCTTTCCCTGCCGGGGAGCATGATGACTATGTTGACAGCGTATCCCTTGCGTTGATGAGATTCCGCAAGGGTGGGTACATTCGTACTAATTTAGATGAACCCGAAGAAACAAAATACTTTAGACGGAAGTTTGAGGGTTATTACTAAGGACAGAATATGGCTATTGATAAAGCACTAGGACAAGCCCCGATGGGTTTAGATCTCGAAGAGATGATGGATGAACCTGCTCTTGAGATCGAGATCGAAGACCCCGAGGCCGTCCGTATTGGCATTGATGGACAGCCAATATTAGAGATTGAAGCGCAAGAAGTTGAAGATGACTTCAACGCTAACCTTGCCGAAGACATGGACGATGGTGAGTTGACCGAGTTATGCGGTGACTTGCTTGGCGAGTTTGAGGAAGATCTATCCAGCCGCAAGGACTGGATGCAGACTTATGTGGATGGCCTAGAGTTGCTGGGTCTGAAGATCGAGGACCGCACAGAGCCTTGGCCCGGAGCATGTGGCGTCTACCACCCGCTGTTGAGTGAGGCGCTGGTTAAGTTCCAAGCCGAGACAATCATGGAGACCTTCCCCGCTGCGGGACCGGTCAAGACACAAATTATAGGCAAAGAAACCCCTGCGAAACGCGAGGCCGCTATACGTGTCAAGGATGACATGAATTACCAATTAACGGAAGTGATGGTCGAGTACCGGCCTGAGCACGAGCGGATGTTGTGGGGCTTGGGGTTAGCGGGTAATGCGTTTAAGAAGGTGTACTTTGACCCCAGCCTAGACCGGCAGGTGTCGCTATTTGTGCCCGCCGAGGATGTTGTGGTCCCCTATGGGGCGTCAAACATCCAGACCGCCGAGCGTGTAACCCACGTGATGCGTAAGACGGAAAACGAACTGCGCAAGTTGCAGGTGGCAGGCTTTTATCGTGACGTAGAACTTGGTGATCCAGTTGATTCATTCGACGAGGTTGAGAAGAAAATTGCTGAGAAGATGGGCTTCCGTGCCTCATCTGATGACCGGTACAAGATCCTTGAGATGCACGTGGACATGGACCTGCCCGGCTACGAAGACAAAGACGAGGACGGCGAGCCGACGGGTATTGCTCTGCCTTACGTCGTTACTATTGAAAAAGGTACGCAAACAGTCCTAGCCATTCGTCGCAATTGGAACCCCGATGATGAGAATAAACAAAAACGAAATCATTTTGTCCATTATTCATACATCCCGGGATTTGGTTTCTACGCTTTTGGTCTTATTCATCTTATTGGCGCTTTTGCTAAGTCTGGCACTTCTATTATTCGCCAACTTGTTGACGCTGGTACTCTCTCGAATCTCCCCGGAGGATTCAAAACAAAAGGTCTTCGGGTTAAGGGTGATGACACGCCGATTTCTCCGGCAGAATTCCGAGATGTAGATGTAGCCTCTGGCACGATCAAAGACAACATCATGACGCTCCCATACAAGGAGCCAAGTCAGGTGTTGTATACCCTCTTGGGCACCATAGTTGAAGAAGGTCGTAGATTCGCTAGTGCAGCGGATCTGAAGGTATCCGACATGAGTGCCCAGTCTCCTGTTGGGACGACGCTGGCTATTCTTGAGCGCACTCTTAAGGTAATGTCAGCCGTTCAGGCCCGTATTCACTACTCGATGAAGCAGGAGTTCAAACTCCTCAAAAACATCATCCGTGACTACACCCCCGAGGATTACTCGTATGAGCCGGTAGAAGGGCCACCCCGGGCTAAACAGTCAGACTACGACGATGTAGACGTGATTCCGGTCTCAGACCCCAACGCTGCGACGATGAGTCAGAAGGTGGTGCAGTACCAAGCGGCGCTACAACTAGCCCAGTCTGCCCCTCAGTTATACGATCTGCCATACCTACACCGGCAGATGCTAGAAGTTCTCGGTATCAAGAACATACAGAAACTTATACCGATGAAAGACGATATGAAACCGCGTGATCCCATATCCGAGAACATGGATGCGCTTAAGGGTAAGCCAGTCAAGGCTTTCTCTTATCAGGACCATCAGGCCCATATCACAACCCATATGACCTTTATGCAAGACCCCATGACTGCCCAGATGATCGGTCAAAACCCGATGGCGCAGCAGATTATGGGAGCACTGCAAGCACACATTGCAGAGCATTATGGGTATATGTACCGCAACCAGATCGAGCAACAAGTTGGGGCACCCATCCCGACCTTTGACGACGAGGATGCGGAAATCCCAGAGGACATGGAGGCTGCTCTCTCCCGTCTGGTGGCTCAGGCATCACAACAACTCCTGCTCCAGAACCAGACAGCCGCTGCACAACAGCAGGCACAGCAGCAAGCCCAAGATCCGATACTTCAGTTGCAGGCAAAAGAGGTCTCAATCAAAGAAGCAGACCTCCAACGCAAAGTGCTTAAGGACAAGACTGACGCACAACTCAAGGCTAGCCAACAGGACATTGAGCGCCAGCGGATTCAATCACAAGAGAAACTTGCTGGGGCTGATGCAATGGTCAAAGCCACTGCTGAAGATGAGAAATTAAAAGTTAAACAGTCTGACGCCATTATCAAAGCCGTGGCGGAGGATGAAAGAATGAAACTGGAGCGGGACAAAGAACTTCTCCGGGTTCGTAGCAAGAGGTCTTAACCTGACAAAAAGGAGAGTAAATGAGTAATGACCTACTCAAGTATCTTTCAGACAAGATACGAGAGGAAATGAAGGTAATCGAGCAGGACGCAGTTTTAGGTAAAGCCAAAGATTTTGGGGCGTATCAATACGCCTGTGGTATTTACCGTGGGCTTCTGATCGCAAACAATATTCTTATAGAAACAAAAGAAAGGATGGAAGGCTCTGATGAGTGAATTATTAATCGGCACAAACCCCGATGACCCAAACGAGGCAACAGTACTACCCGACACCGACGATAGAAAAGCAAAGCAGTTACCAGACCCATCTGGCTATCGCATCTTATGTGGAATCCCCAACATCGAAGAGCAGTACGAAAGCGGGATTATCAAATCTGACCTAACTCTCCAGCACGAAGAACTCCTCACAACGGTTCTTTTTGTCGTAAAGATGGGGCCGGATTGCTATAAGGATGCCGCAAGGTTCCCAAGTGGCCCTTGGTGTAGGGAAGGGGATTTTATTCTCGTGCGCCCCCACGCAGGTACGCGACTCAAGATTCATGGTCGTGAATTCCGCATCATCAACGATGATTCTGTCGAGGGAGTAGTTGAAGACCCCCGTGGAATCAGCCGCAAATAGGAGTAAAACCATGCCGTTACCAAAAGAAGCAGAAGGAAAGCCCGAATTTGAGTTTGAAATAGAGGGCGAAGATCAGGGTAAACCCGTAGAAAAAGAAGTAGAGGCTAAGGGAAAACCCGAAGTTGACATCGAAATTGAGGACGACACGCCGGAGGAAGACCGAGGCAGGACGCCACTTCCCAAGGAAATTGTCGAAGAATTAGAGGCGGACGAGTTAGAGGACTACTCTGACAAAGTAAAAATTCGCCTAAAACAGATGAAAAAGGTCTGGCACGATGAGCGTCGGGCTAAAGATGAGGCTGCAAGGGAGCGGGAAGAGGCTTTGGCCTTTGCCAGAAACGCCCTTGAGGAGAATAAACGCCTGAAATCTAGGCTGACTGAGGGGGAGAAATCCTTCCTTGACACAGCCAAAAGCGCTGCCGAACTCGAAATGGAGATGGCTAAACGCGCTTATAAAGAGGCATATGAGGCCGGGGATTCCGACAGGGTAGTGGATGCGCAGGAGCAGTTAGCCGCCGTCAACTACAAACTCCAGCAAATAAAAAATTACAAACCCTCTTTACAAAATCAAGAAATTGCTGTAAATAGTCCTCAAGAGCAAGTACCAGTCCCTAAACCGGACCCAAAAGCGAGTTCGTGGCAAGAGCGAAATCCTTGGTTCGGTAGAGACAGGCTGATGACTAGTTTGGCATTAGGGCTGCATGAGGACTTGGTCGCCCAACACGGTCAGGCGTATGCAACGACTGACGAGTATTACCAGCGTATTGACAAAACAATACGCGACAAATTTCCCGAGAATTTCGGGGATGAAGTTAAAACGACTAACGGGGGCGGCAAGCCCGTTACGCGCACTGATAGACCTGCCACAGTAGTTGCTCCGGCATCGCGTAGCACATCCTCCAAAAAGATAGTGCTGAAGCAGTCGCAGTTAATGATTGCTAAGAAGTTAGGTTTAACCCCCGAGCAGTACGCCCGGGAATTTGCGAAGACACAGGAGAACTAAAATGGCAGAAAATAGACTTGCACGCGAACTTGAAAGCCGATCAAACGTAGAGCGCCCACAGGCTTGGATGCCTGCTTCAGCATTACCGGAGCCAGACAAACAGCCGGGTTACGCATATCGTTGGATTCGCGTTGCCTCACAAGGGCAGGCCGATCCCAAGAACACATCTTCGAAGATGCGTGAAGGATGGGAACCTGTTCGGATTGAAGAGCAACCTAAGTTCCAGATGTTAACTGACCCCAATAGTCGCTTTAAGGACAATATTGAGGTCGCCGGACTGTTACTCTGCAAGATCCCTGTTGAGTTTATGGAACAGCGTAAGGCTTATTACGCCAAGGCCACAAAGGACAATATGGAAGCCGTAGATAACACGTTCATGAGAGAGAACGACCCGAGGATGCCGCTCTTTAAAGAGCGTTCTTCTAAGACGTCGTTCGGTAAAGGTAAATAAACTTTTAACGAGGTTAAAAAATGGCATATCCCACCGTATCAGGCCCTTATGGGCTTATCCCGATCAATTTGATCGGCGGTCAGGTATTTGCTGGTGCTACTCGTGAGATCCCCATCGGTTCCGGTGAGACAACCGCTATTTTCTTTGGCGACGTTGTAAACCTGAACTCCGACGGTAATGTTACGAAACTAACCACCACAAGTTCTGGCTCTGTAGTTGGTGTTTTCCTTGGTTGCACCTATGTCGATCCGACACTTGGTCTGACCTTCCGTCAGTCGTACCCCGGTGGCTTAACAAACTCCACAATGCAAGCATATGTGCAGGATGATCCGGATGCTTTGTTTAAAGCCGCAGTGTGTGACACTGGCACCACAACCATCAGTTACTTAAACCGTACTGATGTTAACCGTAACGCTGCTCTGGTTCAGAACACCGGTTCTACGACCACAGGTAACTCGGCTGTCGCCATCAATGATGCTACTGACACCACGACGACCCTGCCTGTTCGTATTGTCGATGTTGTACCTGAGACTGCAATTGCTGGCAATCCCGGTTCTTACACGGAAGTAATCGTGAAATGGAACTTTGGTGTGCACCGGTATTACAACGCCCTTGGCGTATAAGGAGCATATTAAATGGCTATTTCTCGTGCACAACTA